GGTGCTTCACCTGTGCGGATCGTCTGATTAATGTAAGTGTTTAGTTTTTCTCTGTGTGGAACGACATGATCATAATTTGTTTTAGAATGATGTTCTGTAGCGGCAGCAATATGAGCATGAAATTTCTTTTCATCTACTTTACTTAGTTTCTTGCCAGAACCTTTAAACGCAACAGAAGGAGCATAAACGTCGTCATGGCTACCAAATTTAGAATGATCGGCAATTGGTGCTGCCTTCATATCATCTAAAGTCTTGCCATGGTATTCTGTATGAAGTGCTACACCAAATTTTGATTTCTTTAACTTAGTAGCATCTTCACCTTTAGCTTTATAGGTGATAGTATTAGGTTTGATAGAAACACCAGACTTGGTTTCCTTCATATCATGTGGACCTGCATGGAGAACATCACCTTGAAATACACCACCTGATGCAGGCATGATTTTATGACCATGATGTAAAGCGGCTTTTAGTTTTTCTACTAGACCTGGAGCATGGCCATGATTACGTTCGATATCTTCGTCTGTATAATTGATCTTTGGATCTTTATTGAAGGCAGATTTAGATGCAACAAAGAATTTACCAGTAGTTGGATGTTTGCCAAGTACCAGACTTGGGCTTCCGTCTTATGTAGAGCACCAACGGCATGTTCAAATCCTTCTTTACCGTGATCGACATGAAGATCTTCGAGGTGTTGGAGATGCTTAAGCTTACCGTCTACTTCTGCGGCTTCTGCCAGATATTCTAGAAATGATTTCATTAATCTGCTCCGATGTTTTTGGAATGTGAAACTGAACCAGTATTAGCTACTTGGCCAGAATGATGAGCATGTAATCTTGCTGTTTGCATCATACGAACTTTACCCATTAACTTTGTTGCCAAACGAGCGATTAAAGCTTTTCTGCGCTGAGCACCTGCTTCAAATCTATCTTTATCTTGGCGTGTCATCTGAGATGGATCTTTACGGAACATTCTACGCTTAAGCATAGTTTCTGCCATTCTCCGTGCGCGATTCATTAGAACGCCAGATGTAGCACCACGAGTCAAAGCGCGGACTCTTTTAATAGTAAGAGCATTTTCTCTTGTTTTCATTTTTCTGCCTAGACTCAGTCTGGAGTTAAATGAAAGTACTTCGTCTAATTGTTCTTCTGTCAAGAATTCTTCGTCATATTCATCTTCAGAGAATGTTTCTAGAATATCTTCTGGTTCAAATGACTCAAGAAATTCTTCCAAGTTGTCTTCGATCAACTGAGTGAAGTCTTCTGTGAGTTTGGCATCATATGGTTTTGAATCTGGATTGTCTTGTACTTTAGTGCCTGTATCAAACCGATATGGTAGAGTACTAAGAATACCAGAAATGCCAGCATTATGGCATAAAACAAAGAATGGATAGAGAACTTCCCACTGTTTTTTATCTACATATTTCTTACGAAGTGCAGCAACGGCAACCTTAATAGTATTGTATGGAGATTTTGACTGAACTTCTGTTTCTGCCACTGCAGCAATAATTTGTGCTAGGCGCATACGCTCGACTTCAGATTTGAATCCTTCAATGATCAAGGGTTCTTCAATGCTGTGCTTAGTATAGAATGACGATACTTTTTCTAGTTGTTCATACTTTTTATCTAGATCTGCTTCCATGATAGCAGAATCAAGTAATTTAACAATCTGGTGCTTAGAGTATAGGTCATTGAATTCTTCGAATTGCTCAATGACAAAATCTGTCAAGTGTTCATCGAAGGCTTTAGTTTCATAGCCAAACATTTTTAATTGGCCAGATTCTATACACAAAAACTCTGGTTCTGTCTTAAGACCTTCGTCTGTAACTACTTCATTAATCCATTTCTTTTTAACGGTGCCAGAAGAAGTTTCAACAGTAATATAGTTTGAGCCGCGGTCTAAAATCTTGAGTTTTTCACCAGAAGTAGAATCTTCTACTAATTCTCCAATTTTTAGAATTTCATTGGCTAAATATTTGTCTCTAATTGTGCTATCCATTTGTTTCCATCTATAAAGTATTGACTAATCTATTTATTTAATGTTAACCGTCAAACGTCTGTGACTTCAAATATGCTGCAAGATCTTTAGTCTGTCCCACAAAAACTGTATTATTATTTATCGTAGTTGCTTCTTGTGAGGCATTTTGTTTTACATCTATTTTTGGTTTATGAGCAACCTCAACATTTAACAATTCAATATTTGTTTCGACTAGTGTTTTCATCAGAGTAGAAAGTACTTCGAAGTCTCTCGATTTTTCTGATGCGTTCGCAATACAATTTAGATCAGAAAGTGATGCCATACCACGTTCGATAATCTTTACTAGATTATCCTTGACATATTTTCTTTGTTTTTCTAGACTATCAATTTCTGCTGCCTGAGCTTCCATCTTCAAATCAACTAAAGGTTTATCTGTTGATTGTAGATCTACATCAAAAATTGATGATAGTGAAGCTTCCATTTTAGGTGTTGTCATAATTTAGGATCGGTTAAAGTAGGTGTACTATCTGACCAATTTTCAACAACCTGGTAAGGATCTGTTTCATTAGCAGTGAATGGATCAATGACAGCAGAGTATTTAGATGCTGCATTAACAGAAACTGCAACATGTTTAATAACCTGAGCATCAGCACCATTAGCGAAATGATTTTCTGGATCTTTATGATTCAAAATAGGCCCGTAAAAATACGCCTTCATAGTAAAAGAATAAGTCGTAATAATAGTTCTAGTATCTTCAAACGATCCGTCAAATTGATCATCTGTTGATACTGAATTTAATAACAAAGGAATGTCTTGAGTTAGAGCAGGTTCTTTCATCATCTTTATAGTCAGATTCATGTCCGGTGTAAAGAATGGAAGAATTTGCTCCATGATCTGCAGATTATCTTCTACATTTCTAGTATAAGAATAAAGATTAAATGTTAGATTATACGGCACAGGTGAGTAAGAATAAACTACACGCTCAACTGTAGAGCCAACATTCTTGTGAACTTTGTTTAATTGTCTAGTTTGGTCATAATCTATACCAACAATCTCTGCGGATAGTCTTGGTAGATTAATTTGAGAATCTTCATTAAGACCTGGGTCTTGCATCAAGCGTACTAAGAATTTTTCCTTTTGTACATATGCAATAGGCACATTAACAATCTTCTTCGACACTCCAGCAGCATCACGATTCCTAATAAAAATATTAGAAAACAAACCACAGAACGCTACTACTAAATTGCGTGTTGTACCAAAATAAAAGGGAATAGATGTTAACATTACTAAGTTTCTAAATGGTGAATTTTCGTCAAAATCCATAATTTCTAAAAATTCTTTTTTGATTATCTCATTATCACCATAAGAACGCGTATTGGTGTATTCTTTAGATACTTCATAATCTTCTGCAAGTACATAGCCACCAGTTTCGGTGAGCATATGAAACCCAGTTTCTGTTAGTACAGACATATTGAGTCTGTTCTGATTGACACCAAAATATTCATCAATCTCTGTATGACCAGTTTCAATTTTTTCATTATTGAGTCGAACTAACTCACATCGAAGAGTCCACACGTACTTTTTATTAAGTTGGTACCACCCGGGTTCTTCGTCTTCAACGAATGCAATCTCAAATAATGATTTCGTGTTAGGCACATATATCAAATCGCCTTCACAAGGTCTCCACGCTATATTAACGTTTCTGGAGTCAGGTAATATTGGAACTACAACTTCTTTATATCTTTTTCTTGATACTATAAAAGAACAAGTATCTCTAATTTCCATACCAAACTTCTGCAGCATTTCAGAAGCACCACCATACCCACTAAAATCTGAAATATAAAGTTCTATCTCTGCATAGCTTTCAAAACTTGAAAGCACATCTTCTCCAAAGATCTTGTCAACTTTGTTTAAAGATCTTGGTATGTATATACAATTGACACCTGCTATTTGTATAGATTCAATTGTCATTGTCTCAATTAAGTTTTGTTCTGTTTGAAATCCAACAGAAGCACCAGTAAAATAAGGATTAATTGCCATTATTTTTATCTGCAGCAGAATTGATCTTGTCGAAGACTGTGTTATAACGTGCTTGACACTCTTCTAATCTGATTTTTAGTTTTTCTGCTCGGGCAGCTTCCCTTGTAAGAAATTCTGCATCGGGTCTAAAAAGGTCGGCTCCTGTGCAGCCAGGGGCTGGTCCAACGCCGGGATCTTTGGACACATCTGTACTACCTGGACGATCGGGCCGGTTTGACAACCCTGTAATAGCATCAGTGAGATGCTTATTA